CCTATCAATGCAGTATGTCAGTCTGGTTTATGTAGAACAAAAAGATTTGGTGTAGGATTTGGTGAGGAAGAAATGCCAATACTTGGAAGTTTAACAAAATATACTTCTAATCCTCCACAATGGTTTTTAGATGTAGCTGACAAAAGAATAGAATTAAAATCAGAACAACTTTACAATCCTGGTATGTTTGCACTAGCATGTTTAGATCAAGCAAATAAAATTGTACCTGTACCTAAACCTAGAGATTGGAAACAACATTTTTTAAAACCAATGATGCAGAATTTACAAGAAGTAGAACCTCTATCTTCTTTAGATCCTATTAATGAAATTACAGGTCTTCTTCAAGATTGGACTACTAATAGACAGTCCGCTAGAACTTTAGATGATATTTTTAATAAACTTCCTTTTACCGAAGGAGAGTTTACATATTTTAGATTAGAAGATTTTTATGCATTTTGTAAAAAAAATAATTGGGAAATGGATAAGATAAAAACAGGTAACTTAATTAAAAGATTAGAAAATATATTTATAGAAGAAACTAGACTTAGAATTAAATCTCAACATCCAAGAGTTGTTAAAATTAAAACAATGAAAAAAATTGAAGCAAGTGTGTCTAAAGTTCCTTACCAACAGGAAGATTTTTAATGAAATATTCTAAAGATGTGGGACCTAATTGGCATTTAAGATTTAGATTAATAATACAAGAATTAACAGAAGAATTAGAACTAACACAAATACATTTAAATATAGCTGAAAGGAAACTAAAAAAGTATGAAAACAATAATACTAGGTCCACCGGGAACGGGAAAGACAACAACATTGTTAAACTTAGTGGACGAATTTATTCAAAAGGGGATCAGACCTAAACAAATAGGTTACTTTTCTTTTACAAAGAAAGCAGCAACCGAAGCTGCAACAAGAGCTGCTGATAAATTTGGATTAGATATAGAAAATGATTTAACTAATTTTAGAACTCTTCATTCTTATGCTTTTAATCAATTAGGTATGACTAAAGAAAAAATGATGAAGACAGAAGACTATAAAGAATTTGGGCAAAAATGTGGCATACCTATTAAGACTGCAAAGTTCTCTAATGATGACGGTACCTTTAATTCTGACAATGAATATCTTACAATAATAAATACAGCTGCAGTTAAAAGAATGGATCTTCTAGAATACTATGACTCTAGAAAAAATATTATAGATATAGAACGAAATACTCTATATCTATTAGCTGAAGAATTAAAAAGATTTAAGAAAGAAAAAAATTTAAAAGACTTTAATGATTTACTTGAAGACTTTATACAAAAAAATATTAAAAATACTTTTGAAGTTTTATTTATAGATGAAGCACAAGATTTATCTTTGTTGCAATGGGATATGGTTAGATGTATTTGGGCTAATGCAAACAAAACTTACATTGCAGGCGATGACGACCAAGCTATTTTTAAATGGGCAGGAGCAGACGTGGATCATTTCATAGCTTTAAAAGAAGAGGTAAATGATATTAAAGTATTAGATCAATCTTATCGTATACCTGGTGGACCTATACATGAACTATCACAAAAAATAATTAATAAAGTACAAAATAGATTTGAAAAAAAATACAAACCTAGAGAAGAAATAGGTATTTTAAAAAGATATTCTGACATAACTCAAGTAGATATGTCTAAAGGAGATTGGTTAGTTCTATCTTCAGCTAATTATTTTTTAGAAGATGCTAAAGATTTATGTGAAATACAAGGATGGTATTATCAATACAGAGGAAGAAATTCCATTTCGTTAAAATTATTATTAGCATTAAATAATTGGGAGTCGTGGCGTAAAGGTGAATTGTTAAATCATTTAGAAATTAAAAATGTTTATGAATACTTAGGTGAAAATGTATTAGTAGGATTTAGAAAAGGTAAAACTCTTCATTCAGATGGTAAGTACACCTTAAAAGAATGCCAAGAACAACATGGCCTTAACACAGATAAGGTTTGGTATGATTCTTTTGAAGGTCTAGATCATATGACTGAAAACTATATTCGTAATATGAGAGCGAATGGCGAGATGATTAATAAAAATCCTCGTATAATAATGTCAACTATACACGGAGCGAAAGGAGGAGAAGCCGACAATGTTTTGCTTATGCAAGATCTTACAGGTGCAGCACTAGAAACTCTTAGTCATGACCCAGATGAATTACATAGATTATTTTATACTGGAGCGACGAGAGCGAAGCGTGAATTGCATGTATTAGATCCAAAAAACTTTGATCGTGCTTACATAATATGAAAACAGGAATATCTACTCAACACGAACGAGATGATAGTTTAGGAGCCGTCAATGAATACAGAGCAATTATAGAATTTTTAGCTAATGGTTGTGAAGTATTTAAAAATGTTAGACAACATGGTTGTATAGATATTGTAGTTATACATCCAGACGGAACTATAGAAAAACTAGATGTTAAAACAAGATGCGAAAGAAAAAGAGATGGATCTCCTATACATAGATCTTTATCCGATAAACAAAAACAATGGGGTGTCAAGTTATTTTATATAGATGAAAATCACGAAGGACATTACCATCCACCAAAAGGAATATACAATGACAAATAAAGAAATATTTAAGAAAGCTTCATATGATTCACTAGATAAACAAGTTGGTGGAAAACATTACAAAAATATGAAGATTCAACCAGCTGAATTCATTAACGAAAACAAGTTGCTTTTTGCAGAAGGTAACGCTATAAAATATATCTGTAGACATTCAATAAAAGGAAAAGAAGAGGACGTGAGAAAAGCTATTCATTATTTAGAAATGATCTTAGAAAGAGATTACTCGTGAGGAGTACTCAGATCCCACTATTTGCACCCGAAACAGAATGGGTTGCACCACATGAATTAAAAGATTTATCAGGTGCTAAAGAAGTAGCAATTGATTTAGAAACATTTGATCCAAACCTCACAACACTTGGCTCTGGCAATGTGACCCAAAAAGGTCACATTGTTGGGGTTGCGGTAGCCGTAGAGGGCTGGTCAGGCTATTATCCGATAGGTCATGAGGGTGGTGGAAATATGGACAAAAAACTTGTTTTAGAGTGGGTTCAAGAATTAGTAAACCAAGAAAAAACTACCTTTATATTTCACAATGCGATGTACGATGTCTGTTGGTTACGATCTGCTGGTATAAAAATTAGAGGTAAAATTGTTGATACTATGATTGCAGCGTCTTTAATTGATGAGAATAGATTGTCTTATCAATTAAACACACTCGCAAAATTTTATGCAGGTATTGGTAAAGATGAAAAGATATTACAAGAGGCAGCTAAAAGTTATTCTGTAAATGCTAAAGCAGAAATGTATAAACTTCCTGCTATGTATGTAGGTGAGTATGCTGAACGTGATGCAGAAGCTACATTAAAACTTTGGCAAAGATTAGATATAGAATTACACAGTCAAGAATTAATGGATGTATTTAACCTAGAGACAAAACTATTTCCTTGTTTAGTTGACATGAGATTTAAAGGTGTAAGAGTTGACCTTGAACACGCAGACAAACTTAAAAAAAATCTTATGGAACGTGAGGCTAAAATAGTTAGTAAGATTAAAAAGTTAACAGGAGTAGATGTAGAAATACATGCAGCAAGAAGTATAGCAAAAGCTTTTGACAAACTAAAACTACCATATGATAGAACAGAAAAAAGTAATGAGCCTAGTTTTACTAAAAACTTTTTACAGAATCACCCTCATGAATTAGCAAGATCTATTGCTGATGCAAGAGAGATTAACAAAGCGCATACAACTTTTATAGATTCTATTACCAAACATTCTCACAATGGCAGAATCCATGCAGACATAAATCAAATAAGGTCAGATCAAGGCGGAACTGTGACCGGTAGATTCTCTATGAGTAATCCAAACTTACAGCAAATTCCAGCGAGGCACCCGGAGCTAGGACCGATGATAAGATCTATATTTATTCCAGAAGAAAATACTACGTGGGGATCATTTGACTACTCACAACAAGAACCTAGAATATTAGTACACTATGCAAAATTACAAAACCTAGAAGGTGTAGATGAAATTGTAGATGCATATAATCAAGGTGATGCGGACTTTCACCAGGTTGTTGCGGACATGGCAGGTATTGAACGTAAACAAGCAAAAACTATTAACCTTGGACTTATGTATGGTATGGGTAAAAATAAATTAATGTCAGAGTTAGGATTAATGAAAGACTCAGCTGAAAAATTAATTAGACAATATCATAGCAAAGCACCATTTGTTAAAAAACTTATGGATAATGTTACTCGTAAAGCTGAAGACAGAGGTAAGATTAGAACTTTAGGGGGTCGTGCATGTCATTTTGATTTATGGCAGCCAACACAATTTGGTATATTTAAACCATTACCATTAGAACAAGCTAGAAAAGAATATGATGAGCCATTAAAACGTGCATTTACTTACAAAGCATTGAATAAATTAATACAAGGATCTGCAGCCGATATGACTAAAAAAAGTATGGTAGCTTTGTATGAAAATGGTATAATACCTCATATACAAATTCATGACGAGGTAGATATCTCAGTTGAATCTGATAAAAAAGCAGAACAAATTATTGAAATAATGGAATCTGCAGTGGAACTTAAAGTTCCAAACAAAGTAGATTATGAGCATGGTAAAAATTGGGGTGAAATAAAATAGTGGCTTATCTTAATGCTAATATACCGCCAACCTATGCACAAATACGAAAGGAGTATTTATATGATCTTAAAAAACATCATGGAGAAGTCGAAGACTGTATTATCTTCGGTATCACATCTATGGGTGGTAGGGCTATCTTATGGCACGCACTTATGGAAAATGGCGCAATCTTTTATCGCCTCCCTATTAGTGCTTTTATCCAACGCGGTTTCAAAATCGAAGATGTACCAAAAAGAAGATTGGATGAATTGGAGCTTTGGAATTCTTTTAGTTATTATCCTACTGTTACTAGTTGGGCTATTTTAAGCGCAGCTTCAGGAAAATATATTGGTAAAGATAAAAAATGGCATCATGGTAGTTATTTGTTTACAGTTGACTGGGCACATCCAGATGCTAATATACTAGACACTGATCATTCAGAAATACCACACGAACATAAGTGTGCACACATAATTGCCTTAGATGATGGCAATTTTGCAGCTCAACCAAACAATAGATGTATTTGGGACTTACCTTCATTTACCGTTAAGGACAATATTCCTGATTGGTGCGTGGAAGACTCAAGACACCGACAATTTCTTTTATGAGATTGAGGAAAAAAAAGAATGAGGTATTGTTATGGACTACAGATTTACAGCAATATTAATAATATTGATATGTTTATTGGCTATTTTTGTAAGGCCAGCCTCTTACCCATCGTTGAAAATCGATAAAAAAAACTATATAATCCCTCCACCAAAACCTAAAAATGATTGATAGATTTATATATAAATGCTTTGCAGGTCTAGACAAATTTTGTGAATTAATAGACAAATTGTTTACACCTAAAAAACAAAAGAAAAGAAAATGAGCAAACAACCTTTAAACATATCTGAATCAGCATCTGTACAGATGCCGATGAAGACGGTTGCCTCATTAATTTTACTCGTAGCAGCCGGTGTATTCGCATACACGGAGCTGACGGCTAGGTTGGTATCGTTAGAGACATCAAGAGAATTATTTACAAATGATTTGTTAAAAAAATCAGAACAGGTCCCCGTAGACCAGGAGCAACATTTTTTATTGGAAGATCTTTATAAAAGTGTCGAGAAGATGGAAAAGACTCAAGAGTTAAATATGACAAACAAAGTTAATATAGAATTTCTTAGCTCACAATTAGAAAAAGCATTAACAGATATTGAAGAATTAAAAGATAAAGTTAGAGAAAATGGAAAGAATTACTAGAAAATTATTTGATTATATATATGAGATGAAAAGAACTCTCATTAATAAACGTTTACAAAAAGATTTAAGAAAAGAAGTAGAAACTGGCAAGCATGGTACACAAAAATATGTACTAAAGCAAGGTCCCAACAAAGGTAAAACATTATGACAGAGTTAATTATTGCCCTGCTTATGATTGTCAACGGAGAAATTAAGGAACACAGAATACAAGAATCGATGTCAGATTGCCTTAAAGGAAAGCGCATTGCGATGAGAACGAATAAAAATAATAATATAGTTTATCAGTGCATAAAATCTATGGCAGAATTAGAGTCGAATATTGATGGTAGCAAAAGTATTAAAAAACTTATCCTTGAGTAAAAGAAACCCAATTGCCAAGACTTTAAAAACCTTTACACAAAAGATTGTACCTGATAAAAAAAAGTATGACAGAAAAAAAATCAAAAAGCCTTTTCAAATTTCAGACAGAGATAGTTAACGGAGTTTGTGGTGCATGTAATTTGCATACACTAATGGTTGGAATAGATAATAAATTTTATAGGTGTATAAGTTGTGGAGAAGATCTTGAACAAAAAGTAAACGGTGTTATCAAATATATTAAAGTTGATAAGCATACAGATCTGACTGCACATGGCGAAGAAGTTTAAAGATCACTTAGAACACGAAGCTGTTTTTCACAAGACTTCGATTGGACGTAATCCAAGTAAATGTAAAATGAATAAATCAAAACGTCGTTCGTGGAAGAAATATCGCGGCCAAGGAAAATAATATGAAATGGATGTTAATAGTTTACATCTGCTCTGCAGTAGAAAGCGAATGTAGAACTCCACCAGAATACCCAGCAATTAAAAACACTTATTATGAATGTGTCCAAGATGGGTTAGGTGATGCCTATGAGTTGTTGTTTGGTTCTGACAGTATTTTTACACCTGAAATGATTCTCAATTCACAGTTGTATCCACAATACAAATGTACTCCTGTAAAAGATAAAGGTAAAATAGAAGCTTAATTGTTCACCGTGAGTACTGAGACTCACGGCAAACAAAAGGTGTGAGAAGAGGTCATTAGAATACCTTAAAAAAATATTACTTGCAATACCTTATTTATTGTTGTAGTTTCCCATATATTAATACAAACAAAGGAAGAGAAAATGGCTGATCCAGCAAAATTTAAGTCCGTATCTGTATCGATAGCGACTTATAAAATACTAAGATATCTCGGCGACGGAAAAATTACTGACGCTGATTTAACTGTAAGTAAAACAATAGAAAGTCTTGCCAAGAAAGAAAGTAAGAAACATGGATACAAAAACGGAAAAGAGTAAAACTATTTGTCCTCAATGTAAGGGCAATGGATATGTTAGAATTCTTGTAGAAGAAGGTAGAGAAGAATTTATAGCAGATTGTAATAAGTGTGATAACCAAGGAGAGTTAAATGACTGAACTAAAAGAAGAGCATTTTGAAGTTATAGATGCTAACAAAGCTAGACAACACGATAAAAAAAATTATAGACCTTTGTCTTATGATCTATTTATTGAAGAAAGTTTAATAGATGGTCAAGGTTTATTTGCATCAACAGATATCCCTAAAGGAACTGATTTGGGTATTTGTCATTATCAAATAGAAAAAGATAAGATGAGTCCTGTTGAATTAATAAGAACACCACTTGGTGGATTTATTAATCATGAACCACTTGTCTATAACAATATGGAAGAGAAGAAAGAACTTTCTGGTCCTAATTGTGAGAAGATAAAATCTAGACCCGATGGTGCAAAGACTGAATGGAATCTTGTAACACGTAAGGATATTAAATCAGGTGAAGAACTAACTGTTCATTATACCTTTTATAAACCAGAATGACAGACTACAAAAAATTAGTTGACGGTTATGAAAAATGCACAAAGCAAGAACTTGTTGAGAAGTTAACTTTAAAATGCGCAGAATTATTAAACTGTGAAAAAGAAGTTGACCGACTCAACGAGTATGTGCAAATAATGGAACTAGAAAGTAATGGAAAAAAATAAAAAATTTAAATATGATGGGAAATCTAGACCCACTGACGATACATATCGTAAGCGTTGGAAAGAAATATTTGATAAAGGTGTAATAAATAATGAAACTACACTTGGAGATCTAACAGAAGTCTTAAAAGAACAAGACGAACTTAAAGAAAGCTATAAACAATCTTTAAAAAATAAACAAGAACGAGAAGAGAATGAAGCTTATCTTAAAGAAATAAAAAATAAACTATAGAAGAAAGGTAGAAAGCACATGAAGAAAGAAACCATAGTATATACAGCTGGGTTGTTTGATGGCGAAGGTTGTATAGTAATTACTCGTGGACCTAAAAAGAATGGACGAGGTAAGATATACAATTGCGTAGCAATTAGAATGGAGATCTGTAATACCGACCATGATTTAATCAAATGGATTAAAAAAACTTGGGATGAAGGACACTTATGTAAAATTCCCCCTCGTAAAGTAAAACATGGAATGAGTAAACCTCAGCTCAGATGGCAGCTTACGCATAGACAAGCACATAGGGTATTAAAACATATTATGCCTTATATGAGAGAACAAAATAAATTAGCAAAAGCTAATGAAGTAATCGAATACTATAGGACATTGAATTAATATGGAAAAATATAAAATTTTAGATCTATTTAGTGGGTTAGGTGGATTTAGTTTAGGGCTAGAAAGAACAGGACATTTTGAGACTGTAGCTTTCTGCGACAATAACCAATATAGTAAATTAATCTTAGATAAACATTGGAAAGGTGTAAAAATATATGACGACGTTAGAGAAATCAGTAAAGAAAAATTTAGAGAAGACGGCATCGAGTTCCCAGACATCATCACAGGGGGCTTCCCGTGTCAACCGTTCTCGGTCGCGGGCAAACAAAAAGGAACGAGTGACGACAGACATCTCTGGCCAGAGATGTTTCGCATCATCAAGGCATTCAAACCGAGGTACGTTAT